GATTTGACCGTATGCGACGCATCGGATAGGCTGGGCACTCCCCCCAAACACATAGGAGGCACTATGCCAACGAAGCCCACTAAGGCACCCGCTAAGAAGCGAACGCCAAAGGGTAAGGCCAAGCCTGTAGAGTCGATCGTCATGATCGAAATCCCCCCAATCGAGATCGGCGTGCTCCGCGTGCGCGTCGAAGGAATCTCCCCACTGATCTGTCACCAATTCGATGAGAAGACGAAACAGATCCTACTTCAAAAAGCGATGCGGACAGCCACGAAACAGCGCGAGCCCAAAGACCCCGAAGCGGAGTTCCAAGGTGCGCGCTATCGCATTGATAAGCGCGGCAAGTACGTCAAGAATCCCGGCAAGCAAAAGCTCGCCGATGCGGTTCCGGCGCGCTACTTCAAAGAGGCGATGGTGCAAGCCGCGCGACACGTGCCGTCAATCTCGATGGTCGAAGCGCAACAGCTCGCGTACATTAGCCCAAGCGTGCAAGGGCTTCCGCTCGAAACCCGCAACGGCAAGGGCTGGATCACCTACGGCATCGATGTGCAGCCGGAGGTCGACGAAAGCGTTCAACGTGTGGGCGGCAAAGGTCCAGGGACCGGCACGCCCGACATTCGCTTTCGGCCCATCTACGATCCGTGGAGTTGCGTTGTGGAAGTGCACTTCAATGCCAAGCTCTTAGGCGAATCCCAAATCGTGGCACTACTCAACTACGCGGGCTTCCACGCGGGAGTGTGTGAGCACCGACCGTCGAAGAGTCGATCGGGGCAGAACGGTATGTTCCGAGTTACGGAGGTTAGCTAGATGGCGCTGAAATACGAATGGAAAAACGGATGGCTCATGCCCGGCATTGACCCGCAAAAGGTCGGGGAAGAGCTGGACCGCATCGAAGCTAAAACAGATGGCGTGCTCGAAACCGAAGCGGTGCTCGAATACGCGGAGTCGCGTGCTCGCTCTGCGCTGCACAAGTGCTTCGAGTGGGACGACGACAAGGCGGCGTTTCTCTACCGCAAAAAGCAAGCGTCCGATCTCATCGGCAATCTTCGCGTGGTGGCTGTGAGCGGCGGCAAAACCAAGCTCTACCGTAAGCGCTACCATCTTCGGAGCGCGGGCGGCTACGTCACCAAGAGCGATATCACGTCAGACGTGGACGCAGGCGAAGAGCTGTTGGAGCAAGCCAGGGTCGAGCTACTAGGTTGGATCGAGCGGTTCGATGAGTTGCAAGACTTGGCCGCAGAAGCCTTCGACATGGCGCACCGTGCGTACGAAAAGCTCGATGTGCACAAGCTCGAAAACAAACTACGTCGGCGCAAGCGCGCCGGCTAGGTGACTCGTTGGGTCTTGGCCCGTGTGGTCAAGACATGGACAGTCGCGGTGTGTAATGCCCGATGGGCAAAGACATGGCATGTGTTGTCGTGTTCAGACATGGAACGGAAGGGCGCGCAGCGTCCGATTTGCAAAGCACCGGAGAGGCACGCTATGCCGAGTGCAGAAGTGCTAGGTCCGATACGTACGGCCAAGAGCAGTATGGAACTGCCGCGGCGAGCCAAGTAGCGGCATGTAAGGTCCGATGCGTTGTGAACAGCGATGATTCGCCGTGCTACGTGCCGTAAAGGCGAGGACCGTGGTAGAGCCCGCTTCGAAAGAGGCGGGCTTTACTTTTAGGTTCCGAAGGCGGTGTCTTCGTCTTCTTCTTCTTCGCCAAGCATGACGCTTTCCCAATCGCCGCCGCTCAGGTCGTCGTCGGAATCGTCGTCGTCTTCTTCGTCGCCGAAGGCAAACGAGAAGCCACCGGCCTTGGCTGCTTCGCACGCAAACCAGAATCCAGACACGGTGTCGTCGTGCGATCCGATGCCTTGTAGCTTCCCATCGATGTAGCCGAACATGCTCATCTCTTCGATCCAGATATCGGTCATGCGCCGGCTGTACTCATCGCCGCGGGGGATAATGACCTTCTCATTTTCGAGCAAGATGCGGAGCCCCGGAATGCCGCGGTCGAGCGGGTACTTGTTCGTCGCGAGCGTGACGAATTCCTTCACGGGAAGATCGGTAAGGCGGCGCATTTCATCGGTGTAGATTTGCTGCATCGCATTGCTCTCGATGAAGATGAGGCCGGGGTCGTAGTTGAGTGCGTCTTGCGCGATGTGCTCTAGCTGGGTGCGAAACTGCAAGCCCTTGCTGCGGTTGATATCGATAATGATCACGTTGCCCATCTTGTCTTTGGCGATGGTGTAGATCACGAAGTAGTCGGCGCCGACGTTCGCAGAGCGCGCGATATCGACCCCGATGTACGTCGACCACTTGCGCTCGCGAATCTCACGCAAGCTCGGGCGCAACTTGAGCATGGGATCGAACAGCGGCGGGAACAGGTAGCTCGGGAAGATCGAAAGCTCGTCGCTGATCGGGTCGCACAGAATCTCTCGCGTGAAGCTGACGCTCCCGATCTCTTCGCGTTTGTCTTTGAGTCTCTTGAGCGTCCATCGCCAAGGGAACAGTGCGCGCTCTTCGCCGGTATCCTTGTCGCGGATAATGCCGGGGTACTTTTTGAACGTGTAGATCCGGTTGTTCCGAAGGAAGCCCCATAGGTCGGCCATGTGGTACGGCGTCCCGACGCACACGAGCTGGCCCGTGGGAGTGAGCATGTTTGTGATCGCCGACTTGAAATACTCGATGTTCTTTTTGCGGACGGTTTCCGACCACATATCCTCATCGTTCAGCACGTCATCGCAGACGATGTACTTGGGGTGTCGACCGCGGACCTTCTTACCGTAGCCGATCGCCCGGATGCGCGAGCCGTTGGTAAGCCGTGCGTCGCTACGGTTTAGTCGAGTGCGCGCGCCCTTCCCTTCGTTCTGCGGCACCAAGTGTTGCAGCTCGGGGATATCGATCATCCCGCGCAAGTTGTCGCGGCCGTAGATGATGATATCGAGGAATTCCATCGCACCATCGAGCGTCGCGCTGAATAGGTAGACTTCGCATCCGGGCTCCGACCACGCGCGCCAGATGGGATAGGCGTACGAAAAGAAGGCGCTCTTCGAATGGTCACGAGCCGCGTTGATCGCGATGCGTCGCTCGTCGTGAACGAGGTTCCCCCAATCCACGAGGTGCGGGCCGATCTCTAGGCCAAGAATATCCTTTGCGAACAAGCAAAGGTCGCTCTTGAGAAGTTCCTGGTAGAGCGCTTGCCAGTAGGGGTCGTCTTCCGCCCCTTGCATTTCGAGGATTAGATCATCAACTTCGGCGGTGCTCAGGCTTGACACGGCTTTTAGTTGTACTCGCTTTGTACCGTTCGATCACAGGCTTGGGTGGTTCTGCGGTTCGCAGGGGCAAGTGATCCTTGCCGTACCATCGTTCCCAAGATCCGATGCGTAGTAGCGCGGTCCCACTGCGCGCATCTTTGTATACTATCGTGGCTCGTGCCATGACCGTTCGTTCCCCTTAGTTGTGCAGTGTGCCGTTTCAGACGCGGGGCTGTTTCAACCCTACGTGCAAAGGTCGTGGGCGTTTCGGTGGCTTCTTTTCGTATGAGTCACACGGAAAGCGCGCTCCCACGAAAATGTTGGAGCGTTCCATCCAACAGAGCTTACAGCGGATACGCCCGCCATGGATCTCCCACCAATGCGAAGAGTGGAAGGGTTTGTCGCTCCAATGAATCCCCACGGCACTCTGTGTAGCCAATGGCAGTTGCCACGTCCAGCGATGACGGCATTTTCCTGTTTCGAGCCTGTAAGATCGTTACGGGCGCTCGCCGCTTGACCCGGCCGTGGGCGTGTAACGGCTGAGCCAACGCTCTTCGACGGGGCGTTGGTGTCGACGCGCGTGCTTGATCCCTTCTTTCATGCCGTCGCTGAGCCCGTGGTCCATGTAGACGGCCGTGAGATCGGAGCGGAGCATGATCTCGCGTGCGGCGAGCATGCCGAGTGTGCGGTGCTCGGGGATCGCGTCGTTCAACACACGCGTGTAGAGCAAATGGCTTGCAAAAGGCGACTCGCCGCGAAGCAGGGAA